CCAGCCTACTCTCTCCCTGAGACTCGGGTGGCTCAGCCAGCCTCACCCTTTAGTAAGCCTTAGAAAGCCATATGAAGCCCGTTGAAGCCAATGTTGACCCAGTAAGACGAGGGGCAAAGAAAAAACCGCTCATAGGGGCTGTAAAGCCTCGTATTCACACGCCTTTGCTAAAAGGTGCGTCTAGAATTGATGAAGTTGCAGATTTAGCCAACAAAATTGGTATGCCATTGCTTCCATGGCAACGCTTTGTGCTAGAGGATATGTTAAGGGTTGACAAAGAGGGTATGTTTGTTAGAAAGACCTCGTTATTGCTTGTAGCTCGTCAAAATGGCAAAACACACCTTGCTCGTATGCGAATCCTTGCTGGTCTGTTCTTATTTGGGGAAAAGAACATATTGGCAATGTCCTCTAATCGAAATATGGCATTAGATACATTTAGGCAGGTTGCTAACACTATTGAGGATAACCCGTTTCTAAAAGCGCAAGTTAGACAGATCAGATACGCCAATGGTCAAGAATCAATTACATTGCTTAACGGTGCAAGGTATGAAATTGTTGCAGCTACTAGAGACGGCTCTCGTGGTAAGACAGCTGATTTGTTATACATAGACGAATTACGAGAAATCAGCGAGGAAGCATTTAAGGCAGCTGTGCCAACAACAAGGGCAAGGCCTAACAGTCAGACTATTTTGACCAGTAACGCAGGTGACGCATTTAGTACAGTTTTAAATGACATGAGAGAACGGGCAATGTCCTACCCAAGTAAAACATTTGGATTTTATGAGTATTCAGCACCTATGCAGGCAAGACAAGATATACACAATCAAAAGTATTGGGTTATGGCAAACCCAGCCGTTGGTCATACAGTTACATTAAGTGCCATTGAGGAATCAATCTCAACTAACAGCATTGAAGCAACACTCACCGAAAGTTTTTGTATTTGGATTGATTCACAGGTATCACCATGGCAATTTGGAATTTTGGAAGCTTGCACAGATAGCAGCCTAACTTTACCTGTTGGGGCAATGACTGTCTTTGCATTTGATATTAGCCCTAGCAGGCGCAACGGCTCACTTGTAGGGGCGCAGATAACTCCAGACGGCAAAATTGGCGTTGGGATCATTGAGACCTATGTAAGTGATGTTGCCATTGACGAAGTAAAAATGGCTAGTGCCATAAATGAGTGGGCAATGAAATATAGACCGACTCATATCGGGTATGACAGATATGCCACAGCCAGCATTGCTCAAAGGTTAACTCAAAGTGGTCATAAACTAATTGACATAAGCGGTCAACCCTTTTACCAAGCTTGTGCTGAACTTTCAGACGCTTTGAACAGTATGCGCCTTGTTCACTCAGGCATGCCCGAGTGGATAGCCAGTATGAACAACTGTGCCATGAAAACCAATGACGCAGGGTTTAGATTGATTAGAAGGAAATCGGCTGGCGAAATTACAGCTGCCATTAGTACAGCAATGTGTGTCCACATGTTGTCAAAACCAATATCAGTTCCTCAGATTTATGTCTAGGTTATGTGATATACTTCACCTATGGGATTATGGGCAAATTTAACTGCCAAAAATAAAATTGAAGCGCAATATGCGCCAATGGTCGTACCTGATACACAAGGACTTTTAACTCTTACCTCACAGGTTGCTATCTCTCGTAATGAAGCAATGTCTGTACCAGCTGTAGCTCGTTGTCGCAATTTAATTGCTGGAGTTATCAGTTCAATGGAATTAGAAACAGAATTAAAAGCAACAGATGAAAAAGTACCAAATTTACCTTGGCTTAATCAAATTTCAAAAAGCGCACCTAACACAGTTGTACTTTCATGGATTGTTGACGCATTGCTATTTTACGGTACTGCTTACCTAGAGGTAACTGAAGTCTATCAAGACGACAACAGACCAGCACGTTTTGAGTATGTATCTAATAACAGAGTTATTGCACAATTAAATCACAACTCAACTTTTGTCGAGGAATACTGGGTTGACTCAAAGTCCAGACCAATGTCAGGTTTGGGCAGTTTAATCACAATACAATTAGGCGGCGAAGGAATCCTTGCAAACGGCGCAAGAGTTTTAAGAGCAGCTGTAGATTTAGAAAAAGCCTCAGCAGTAGCCGCCCAAACTCCCGTCGCGAGCGGAGTGTTAAAAAATAATGGTGCTGACCTTCCAGCAGCTGAAGTTGCAGGATTATTAGCGGCATGGAAGCGTGCAAGACAAGATCGCTCAACTGCATACTTGACTTCAACTCTAGAATTTCAACCTGTTTCATTTAGTCCTAAAGACATGATGTATAACGAGGCTCAGCAATACATGGCAACTCAAATAGCCCGTTTGTGCAATGTGCCTGCGTATTATATTTCAGCAGATATGAACAACAGTATGACTTATGCAAACGTACAAGATGAGCGTCGCCAATTTGTATCCCTATCACTACAACCTTTCATTTCTGCTATTGAGCAGCGTTTTAGCATGGACGATCTGACACCAAATACCCAATATGTCTCATTTGACATGGACAGCGGATTCCTTCGTGCTAATCCTTTAGAAAGATTAAATGTAATTGAAAAAATGTTAAACCTTGGTCTCATTACAGTAGAACAAGCACAAGCTATGGAGGAACTAAGTCCTAATGGAAATAATTAACTTTACAGCTGACGTCGAAGCGTCAGAGTCACGCAGAATTATTGCAGGCAAAATTGCACCGTACGGAAATGAAATCGGTCATACTTCAGCTGGCAAAGTAATTTTCGAAGCAAATTCGATTCAGATTGATGATCCAAGCAAAGTAAAACTTTTATTAGAGCATGACCCTAAGCAACCAATCGGACGCATGAAAAATGTAACCGAGGACGCTTCAGGCATTTATGCTGAGTTTAAAGTATCAAATACAACCCGCGGAACTGACTCCCTAATTGAAGCCAGCGAGAACTTGCGCAGCGGTCTTTCAGTAGGTGTAGAGGTTATTAAGGGAATCAATAAGGGTGGCGTTTATCGTGTAAGCGCTGCACGCCTTATGGAAGTTTCGCTAGTACAAGCAGCAGCCTTCAAATCTGCTGAAGTAACCAGCGTTGCTGCGTCCGAACAGGAAGCAGTTTCAACCGAAACCAAAACAGAAAAAGAGGCACTTGTGGAAAACACAACACCTGAATCTGTTGCGACCGAGGTAGTAGAAACCCCAGCGGTTGAAGCTTCCGAAGCTCGTCCAACAGTAACAGCGGCGGTTTATACTAAGCCACGCATTGCACCAATGACTTCAGCGCAATATCTTTCAAACCAAATCAAAGCCGCTCGCGGTGATGATGAGGCTCGTCAGACAATTCTTGCAGCAGATGATTCAACATCAACAAACACAGGCTTAACTTTGCCTACACACCTAAACGAGTTTATTACAACTACATTTACTGGTCGTCCAGCATTTGAGGCAGTAACTCGTGCAGGTGCAGTACCTCAATTAAGTTTTACAATTCCAAAATTAGGCACAGCACCAACAACAGCTTCAACAGCTGAGGGTGCAGCACCGTCTGAGACAGGTATGACCTCAACATACGACACAATTACAGCGGCTAAGTATTCTTCAATTAACCGCGTAAGTTTCGAGCTTTTAGACTTTTCTAACCCAGCATTTGAAAACTTGTTAGTACAAGAAATGCGCAAGGGCTACGAGAAGGCAACAGACGCAGCTCTAATTGCGGCTTTTACATCATCGGGCGTACAAGCAACAGGTGTAGCAGCTACAGCAGCAGGATTACAATCATTTATTGCAGTTGAGTCAGCAGCAGCATACAAGGGAACTGGCGGAAACTTCGCTAACAAGCTTGTTGCTTCAACTGATCAATGGGCAGCTATCAACGGTTATGTTGACGGCTCATCTCGTCCTCTGTACTCAGCACAAGGACAAACTCAAAACGCTTCAGGCGCAACTGTTCCAACTTCAATCGTTGGTAACGTTCTAGGTACTTCACTAATTGTAGATCACAACATTACCACTTCAGGTATCATTGATGAATCTGCTTTCTTAGTAGCACCTGAGTCTGTATATGTTTGGGAGTCTCCAACAACTCAACTACGCGTTAACGTTCTTACAACTGGCGAAGTTGAAATCAACATGTACGGTTACATGGCAATTTATGTATCCAAGGCAGGCGCAGGCGTACGACGCTTTAACTTCACAGCTTAATCGAAGTTACTAAATGTGTGGGGGCTTTGGAAGCCTTAGCCCTCACACTCTAAGAAAGGAAAAATATGGCAGCAACTTTTGTAACAGTAGCCGAACTTCGTTCTGCGCTGGGCATTGGCTCACTTTATAGTGACTCAGTTGTTGAAGAAGTCTGTCAAAGTAGCGAGGATATTGTCAATTCATATCTTTGGAAAAACGAAAAATACAACTACGCTCACTCTAGCATTGTTGGTTCAGGCACACTTTATTTTAATGAAGCAGTAACGGACTCATATTACATTGGTCAATCTGTAACTATTTCCAATAATGGAAGTCGTTTCAATGGCACAAAAACTATTACTAATGTTGGCACTAATTCAATTACAGTAACAACCAGCCATAACACAATTCAACCTATTCACCCGACCAATCCTTACGGCACAGTAGCAATTGAAACTTATGTTACATATGCAACTACCCCAGCAGTTCGTGAGGCTTCACTAATGGTAGCTGTAGATATTTGGCAATCACGCCAAGCAAGCAACTCAACTTCAGTTACAGCAGATTTTCAACCTAGCCCTTGGCGTATGTCAGCCAGCCTGATCGCAAAAGTAAGAGGTTTGTTAGCACCGTATTTAAGTCCTAACAGCTTGGTTGGCTGATGACTGTCGCCGTTACGACTCTCAGATCAACTATTGCGGCAGCGTTGGAAAACGCTGGGGTGTGGCAGGTCTTTTCCTTTCCGCCTGCCTCACCCATTGCAAACTCAGTAATCCTTAACTGGGATTCACCTATGCTAGAGCCAAGCAATAATCAATATAACATTGCACCTAAAGCCAATCTAACAATCACTTGCATTGTGCCTATGCTGGACAATCAGGGTGGGTTGATACAATTAGAGGATATGGTTACAGGTGTATTTACAAAGTTAGCCGCTTCAACATTGAAGCTAAATGTGTCAAGCGTTTCAGCACCTGCGGTATTAGCTGAAGCACAAGAAATGCTAACTGCCACAATCAATGTAAGCGCAATCACGAGCTGGAGTTAAAATGAGTAACATTATAGATGTTCCTTCCGAGGACAAGGCTTGGCTTGAAAAAGTCGGGCAAGTAACACAACCAACCGAAAAGCCAAAAATCGTAAAGAAAGACGAGGAATAACCAAATGGCTGTATTTCTAAATAACAAAGTAGGCGTTAAGGTTAACTCTGTTGATCTTAGCGATCATGTGACAGCGGTCACACTAAATAGATCATTTGAGGAATTATCTGTAACAGCCATGGGAGACTCAGGGCAAAAATACGTCAAAGGTCTAGAAGCTTCAAGCGTTTCTATTAGCTTCCTAAATGACACAGCTTCAGCAAATGTACTAGCTACATTGCAAGCTGCATGGGGAACTAATGTTACTGTTGTACTACTACAGGAAAAAGGCACAGCTGTAAGTGCAACCAATCCTTTGTACACAATGACCTGCTTGATTAACAACACTACCGACATTAACGGTTCTGTAAGTGATCTAGCCGTACAAGATTTAACCTTCAATGTTAGCGGCGCAGTAACCGTTGCTACAACAGGTACTTTCTAAGGAGAAAAATGTTAGGACTTAAAATCACCAAGGCTTCAGGTGAGGAATCCATTTTGGAAATCACACCAGCGATTGAGTACGCATTTGAACAACATTGGAAAATGGGCTTCCATAAATATTTTAGGGATGAAGAAAGGCAAACTGGTCTCTACTGGGTTTGCTGGGAAGCCCTACGCCGTTCAGGAGAAACTGTTAAACCTTTTGGTGAGCAGTTTCTAGAGACCTTGAAAAAGGTAGAGATTGTAGACGCTGATACCCCAAATGGGTAACGAGGTATGACCTTACTTATTTAATCGCTAATTTAGCGGTCGAGACAGGCATACCTCACAGCGAGTTTATTAACATGGATAGGTCAATGTTGTTAGCAACATTGGCATATATGAAGGATAGGGCTAAACAAATTGAGCACAGTAGAGGTAAAAGGCGGTAAAGCCTTAATTCTTGCGCTCAAAAAGTATGACAAAGATTTAGCAAAAGAACTTAATCAAGAAATGGCAAGTTATTTACAACCTGTAACCCGTAAGGCTAGAAGTTACTTGCCAAGTCAATCTCCGTTATCAGGTTGGGGCAAGCCAGTCTCCAGTTCAGAAACTATAGATTACAGACCTTTTCCAAGGTATGACGGACTCAAAGCTCGTAGGGGTGTAGGTTATACAACCACACCAAGCAAACCAAACAAAAAAGGTTTTATTTATTTTGCTCAGATATTTAACTCTGAAGCAGGCGGCGCAATTTTTGAAACCGCTGGACGCAAACACCCTAACGGCAGACCTACTTATACAAGAGTTAAAAAACGAGAAGGCGCACAAAACACAGTATTTCAGTTTGATAAAAAATCAGGCAAAGAATATATTGATTATTACGATTCAAATAATCCACTTGCGGGATACAACTTTATTCACAGTATGCCTGATTTATACATTGTGGCACGAAAGGCTAACCAGTCAGGTCGCCTAAGCCGAAAGATGAACGGACGAGCTATCTTTAGAGCTTGGGGTGAAACTTATGGAAAGGTAACCCCACAAATTATTAAAGCAATGGAGACAGCTAAAACTAAGTTTGATACAGGAAAGAGAGCCGCCTAATGGCAAAAACAGATTTATCCGTCAAGATCGGTGCTGAGTATATTGGCAAGGCTGCTTTCGCTAAAGCTGAGAAAAGCGTCAAGAGACTTGGTAAGCAGGTTGCAGCCTTAGCCCTTGGTGGCGGTGTACTCAATTTTGGACGCAGTTCAATCAAAGCATTTTACGATTCTGAGAAGTCTGCAAAGGCTTTATACGGCACACTTAATAACTTAAACCTTGCCTACCGTAAAGATGATGTCAATAAATATATTGATAAGTTAAGCCTAGCCACAGGCATTGTAGATGAAACTCTTAACCCAGCCTTTCAACAATTCCTACTTACAACCAGAGATGTAGCCAAATCTCAGCAGCTATTAGGCACAGCATTAGACATAAGTGCAGGCACAGGTTATGACTTGGGTAGCGTAACCAAGGCATTAAGTGCAGCATATGGTGGTAACAAAACCGCTTTAGGAAAAATGCAGTTGGGTCTTACAAAGGCACAGATCGAAGCTAATGACTTTCAAACTGTCCTTAAAGCCCTCAACTCAATTTTTGCTGGTCAGGCTGCTTCAGCAGCTAGTGGCTACACAGGTCAAATAGATAAACTGAACATTGCCATTGACCAACTTAAAGAAAATGTTGGTAAAGGATTAGTTGAAGGCTTATCAGACGGCAACGGAAACATAGATCAGACAGCACAAAACATTGCAAGACTAGGCACAGCACTTGGTACAGCTACGGGCTACCTTGCGAAGTTTGCGACTGGTTGGACAGAACTATTTACTAAAGAGGCTTGGACTCAATTTTGGAACGACCTAACAGGTCAAAAACCTTTGCTACAAATATCTAGGGGTGGCGATCAAGGTGGCTCTGAAAGAGCTGCCCAACAAAAGATAGATCAAAAAGCCCAACGACTTGCAGAACAACAACTTAAAGCAACTAAGGCTTTAACTGCTGAACAAAAGAAAGCACAACTGTTAAAGAAGTCCTCAGGCATTTTAGATATTGAACAGGCTAACATTTTGGCAGCCCTACAAGGCAAGATTACTGCTAACGAAAAACTTAGATTAGAACTGCAACTGGCTTTACTTACAGGTAATGCTAAAGAGGCAGACCGCCTAAGTAATGAATTGTTGTTGTCGCAGGCTCGATTAACAGGATTAGCCACATTTATTACAAGCCTTCCAAAAGCCTTAAACCCATTTGCAGATTACCCAGCGTATGTCCAAATGGCTTTAGCTGAATTAGCAAAACTGGCTAACGCAAAAAATATGGTTACCTTCCAAGGCATTACAGCACCAATGGGTACACCTATTGCATATCAAGGTGGATACCAAACAAATGCCCCTACGATCATTAACAACTTTGCTGGTAACTTGGTTACTGACAAAGACTGGGCAGAATATGTAAGACTACAACTTATTAACCAAGCAGGCGGTGGCAACTTTGCTACCTTGAACCGTAATGATTTTAGGCAATGACAGCCCCAGCAACAATCAATGTAAGCCTTAACTTCTCGTCGGGTGCAACTTTTCAAAACCCTTTTACGGTTGGCGACCCTGTTAACGGCAGACTTGGTTTTGGTATTCTTTCTGATTCAACAGCCCCCGCTTTAGTAGTTGATCTAACGGACATAACTAAGTCAGTCAAAATCAGGCGTGGTCGCAATATTTTGCGAGACACCTATGAATCAGGTTCAGCCGAGGTCAGAATCTATGACACTAATGGAGACTTTAACCCACAGAACACAAGCAGCCCTTACTACGGTCAATTAACACCATTGCGCAAACTTCGTATCTCAGCTTCAATCGGTGGCAATACTTACTATCTTTTCAGCGGTTATACAACTGATTATGCTTACAGCTATGACAAAGGTGAAAATGTTGGTTATCTAGACATTTCAGTATCTGACGCATTTAGATTGTTTAACTTGGCTACTGTGACGGCGATCACAGGACAAGCAGCAGGTCAAGATACTGGCACACGAATCAATAAAGTGTTAGACACAGTATCTTTCCCCAATGGTATGCGTTCAGTAGATACTGGTAATTCTACATGTGTTGCAGACCCAGGGGTTGTTAGGACAGCATTACAAGCTATTGTTAACGCAGAGTTCAGCGAACAAGGGGCTTTTTATTGCGACCCTGAAGGGCAAGCGGTATTTAAGAATCGTGCCAATGTAATTGCTTCAGCTGGTGGCACACCTATTCAGTTTAATCAAACTGGCGGAATCCCATATCAAGATTTGAAGTTTGCCTTCGATGACAAACTAATTATTAACCAAGCAACAATTACAAGAGTTGGCGGTACTGCTCAATTTAGCCAAGACACAGACTCTGTTGCTACATACTTTCCTCACTCAGTTTCATACGCTGATCTAGTTGTTGAGACAGACGCCGAAGCCTTGAACATAGCCAAAATTTATGTGGCTACGAGAGCTGATACAACTATCCGCATTGACCAAATGACTGTTGATCTGTATGACACTTCAGTCCCAACTGCCACAATGCTAGGCATTGACTATTTTCAAAATGTAGATATAACCAATATCCAGCCTGACGGGTCAACTATCACCAAGAACTTGCAGGTGCAAGGAGTTGCTTGGGATATAACGCCTAACCGCTGGTTGGGTACTTTTACCACACTTGAACCAATCACAGACGGGTTTATCATAGGTAACACGACCTATGGCGTCCTCGGTGATGATATACTAAGCTACTAAGGAGTAATACAATGGCAACAGGTTTTCCAGCTTCAACGGGTGATGTTCTCTCAGCTGCAATGTTTAACGGGCTTGTGACCTTCACAGCAAATGCACAGTCAGGTGCTACTTACACAGTAGCCAATACAGACCTTTATCAGGCTTTGGTTATCACAACAAACGCTTCAACCAAGACTGTAACTATTGCCCCTGACTCAACTCTTACAGCTGCCGCAGTTGGTTCAGCAATTACCTTTCTAAACACAGGCGCAGGGTTGTTAACCTTTGCCGCTGGTTCAGGTGTAACTATTGCTTCAGCTGGCGCAGCACCAACAGCACCAACATTGGCACAATACAAGAGCTGTGTGGCTGTTCGCACCGCAGCAAACACTTGGGTTATCACAGGCGCAATCGCCTAATGATTGGCAACATTGCTGCTGGACTTTATGGCGTAGGCTTACCACCCGTCACTAACTCATACGAAAGCATAGCAACAGTTACAGTTGGTTCAGGCGGTGCTTCCTATGCTGAATTTACTTCAATACCAAGCACTTACAAACATTTGCAAATCCGTTGCAGTATTAGAGGTTCAAACAATAACTATCAATTAGTAAGACTAAATTCAGATAGTGCTTCAAATTACGCTTACCATTACATGTATGGCACAGGGTCAGCAGTTGGTGCAGGAAATGTAACTAGCACCTCGGCAATGGGTTTTACTGATACAACAAACACAGCAAGCATTTTTAACGCTTTAATAATTGATATTTTAGATTACACAAGCACTAACAAAAACAAAACATTAAGAGGTCTAGGTGGCTTTGACACTAATGGCGGTGGCTTCATTTCAATGAACAGCGGTTTATGGTTCAAAACTCCTGAAGCGGTTAATACAATTAGATTTACACCTGATGTTGGCACTTATGCACAATACTCAAGTTTTGCCCTATACGGAATAAAGGACTAACATGTCATCAACTTATGAACCGATAGCGACAACGACAGTTTCAGGAACTTCAACCAGCCAAATTGATTTTAATTCAATTTCATCTGCATACACAGATTTAGTTGTTGTATCAAATTATGGAATATCTGCTAATTTGTATGGCTTGCGTATTCGGTTCAATTCAGATACAGGTTCAAATTATTCAGATACAACTCTTTATGGCGACGGCGGCTCTGCGGCTTCTTTTAGAGATACTAGTGCAACATCTATTATTACCAGCGCACTTGGCGTAAGCAACAATGTGCTGAACTATAATTTTATTTGCAACATACAAAATTACTCAAACACTAGCACTTACAAAACAGCCTTAGTCAGAGCAAATGCCGTTAACAGAGAAAATGTTGCATGTGCAGGTTTGTGGCGTTCTACATCTGCAATTAACGCAGTAAATGTCTTTGTTGGTTCAGGTTATATTCTTTCAGGCTCAACCTTCACCCTGTACGGGATTAAGGCGGAATAATGGCTACTACATTTGAGATTATTGGGTCAGTAATAGTAGGTTCAGGCGGTGCTGCCAATATTGAATTTACATCAATTCCATCAACATATACAGATATTAAACTGGTTTGTTCGCTTAGGGGCACAACTGGTAATGTTGATACGGCTTTAATTCTAAATAACAATACAAGCAATTATACTTGGTTATCTTTGTATGGTTATGGAACTGGGGCGGCAGGGGCTAGCGGTTCAACTACCGCTTCATCAAGCGTATTAGTAAACGCTTCAACTTATACAGCCAATACTTTTGGTAATGCTGAAATCTATTTCCCTAATTATGCTGGTTCTAATTACAAAAGTACAAGCATGGATACTGTTATTGAAACCAACGCCGCAGTAACTTATATGGCTATAAAAACAAACTTATGGTCAAACACCGCTGCTATTACTTCGATAAAATTACAGCCCGATAGTGGAGATTTTGTCCAATACTCAACTGCATATTTATATGGCATTAAAAACACCTAAGGAGAAACATGACAAAACCAACTAAACTAATCATCAACTGCGAAACTAAAGAGCAGATTGAGGTTGAACTAACCGCTGAGGAAATTGCGCAGTTAGAAGCAGACCGAGCAAAGGCAGAAGCAGACAAGGCACAAGCTGACGCTGACGCTGCTATCAAGGCTGAGGCTAAGGCTGACCTACTTGCAAAGTTAGGTATCACAGCTGAGGAAGCTGCTTTACTACTTTCCTAATGAAACCATGGTTGTCCAAATCCGCAGTACAGCTGCGTGAGCAAATAGATGATTCTTACCCAAGTCGTAGCAGGCGCAGCGACGGGTGGGTGGCTGATCTGCGTCATCAACAGGCAGGTAAGTCAGACCATATACCTGACCCGAAGTCCAACGGCGTCGTTAGAGCTATTGACATTGACGCTAGCCTTTCTGACAACAAAGGGGATTCAGCATATTTGGCAGATCAGCTTAGACTCTACGGGAAAAATCATGGACGCATATCTTATGTAATTCACTTAGGCAAAATTGCTAGCCCTGTATTGGGTTGGCGTTGGCGTAAGTACAAAGGCTTTTCACCGCACAATCACCACATACATTGCAGCTTTACCAAGGCTTCCGATAATGACAATACCTTTTTTGACATACCACTACTAGGGGGCAAAATATGAAATCTAAACATTGGGCAATGATTAACAGTTATGGACGATCAGCCTTTGTTTGTCTAGCCACAATCTATGTAACACAACCTGACCTTGCACCTTCCGAGTTATGGAAAGCCTTTGCTGTTGCTTTCATTGCACCTTTACTGCGTGCATTAAATCCTGATGACACACAGTTTGGCATAGGCGCAAAAGAGTAATGACAGCGGTAGAAATTGCCGCTATCTGTGCCGCAATAACAACTGTATTTACTGGCTTTGCAGTAGGACTTAGATTCTTAGTCAAGGGCTGGTTAAATGAACTTAGACCCAATGGAGGGTCAAGCATAAAAGATCAGATCAATCGCTTAGAACGGCGTGTTGATGACCTATTTATCCTACTATCAAGAGACAATTAAAACATGGCAGCCAAAAAGAAACCAGTACGCAGACGTAAATCAGTAGCTCGTCGTGAGACTACTGAATTAGACATGCACGCCATTGCGCTAAATGAATGGTACTTATCATTGCGTAGAGCTGGTTTCACCGTCGAAGTAGCAATGGGAATGATGGACAAGGCTTACTTACCTGACTGGTTAATACCTCAGATAGCCGATACCGACATCACACCGTTCTATGATGACGACGAGGACGAGGACTAACCTATTAAGCGCATTGCGTTCATAAGTGATCTGCAAGCCCCGTACATAAATGAAGTAGCAGTAAAGACAGTTGGTCGTTTTCTAGCCAAGTGGAATCCACACCAAACAATTTGTGTGGGTGATGAGATAGACATGCCTCAGTTAGGCAGCTTTAATGCCAACACCATTGACGAAATGGTTGGCAATCTAGATGAGGACAGAGTATTTACCCAAGAGGTATTAACCTACTTGGGAGTAACCGACATAGTGGGTAGCAATCATGGAATCAGACTATACAGATCAATTAAAAAAAGACTCCCAAGTTTTCTTAACTTACCCGAACTCAAGTATGAGCGTTTTATGGGATATGACAAGCTCAACATCAAGTTTCACCCATACGGATTTGACTGGGCAAAAGGTTGGCATGTCACTCATGGCGACGCTTTCCCTATGTCTAACAATGCTGGGCAGACAGCCTTAAACGGCGCACGCCGCATAGGTAAAAATGTTGTCTGTGGTCACACTCACAGGCTTGGGCATATGTCATACTCAGAAGCCCACAATGGGCGTTTAGGGCGTGTATTACAGGGTGTAGAGGTGGGCAACCTAGTTGACCTATCTAGTAGCGGTATGAGCTACACAAGGGGCTATGCCAACTGGCAGTCAGGATTTGCTGTTGCTTATGTTGACGCTAATCGTGTGACGGTGGTCACAATCCCAATTAACCATGACGGTAGTTTTATATTTGAGGGTAAGGTCTATGGGAAAAGAGCATAGTCGTACCATTGATGACCATATTGACGATTTCGACGCAATAGGGGTTTTGTAACAAAAGCGTTATAGGACACGCATGTCAGTTCCTACACTTACCATGATTACAAGCGCATACTACTGTCGTTCCTAAATAACGGATTTAGGACAGGAAAGGAAATCATGTCAACATACATAACAATTAGCATATTGCTTTACACAGCTGGTATTGCATACTGTGCATATTACATTGGCTTTGATAGAGGTTTTATCATTGGCAAGCAGCGTGGTTGGGTCAACGGTTATGCTTCAGCCAAGGCAGTCACACGAACTGCACAAGATGAGGTATTTGACTATGAAAAAAACTAATGAGTGGCTCACCGATATTAACGACACACTTACTGCAAGAGGTGCAATCTATGGTTCAGCAGCTACAAACCATAGACGAATCAGCGAGCTATGGTCAGGTTACTTGGACACTTACATTGGTCCTGAACAAGCAGCCATGTGTATGCTGCTCGTCAAAGTCTCTCGTCTCAGCGAAAGTAGCCAACATGACGATTCACTCAAAGACCTTGTCGGGTACGCCTGTGTGTATAGAAAGATCATTGCAGAGTTAAATGATAATTCTGAACAGGACAAAGAACTATTGTGATTACTGTAAGAATCGCTATGGCGCAACTAGTCTCAAAGGTCAGATCATGGCGATTTGGACGACGATTAGCGCGAGCAGAAAAGCGACCGCAAAGTATCGCAATTATTGTAGAGCATGCAGAGACGAGTGCGAAACTTGGTATGACGGCACTACTTGGACACTTGAACAACAGCAAGCCTATGCACAAGGATTGGACGAAATAGATTATGGCAAGTTTTAACCTAGATAACTACATGACAGCTGAGGAACGCATTGAGCTGTTTGCTAAAGAAAACCCTGACTTTCGTATGGCTTCATACGCTGAATACAATGACGGCTTTGTGTCAGTCAGAGTAGAGCTGTACCGAACTTGGGCAGATGTACACCCTTGGGTTACAGGTTTAGCAGCTGAGTCATTGGCTACACAGTTCGCCATTGAAAAGGCAGAAAGTTCGAGTTATGCCCGTGCAATAACGAATACTGGTGACCCTAAATACTCTACAAAGAAAGACGGCACTAAAGCACCAAGACCTAACAGGGCTGAAATGGAAGCTGTAAAGCCTATGTATGGCAAGGCAGGTTCAAAGTCTGCCGCTATTGAAATGGCGTTAAGGACTGACATTAAAAACAATCCATGGTCAGCACCTGAAGCCAAGGCAGAGCCTACTCAATGGTCTGTGAATGAAGTTGCAGAAGCATTAAATGCAACAATCGTAGATCAAACATACGAGTGCCAGCATGGTGCAATGATACGCAAAGAAGGCACAAGCCAAGCAGGTAAGCCTTATTACGGGTTTGTATGCGTTGAAAAGCGTAAGGCAGATCAATGTGAACCTAAATGGGGCAGACTTACAGCTAATGGCAAGTGGTCGTTTGGCGAACAGGATAAGTAAATGGGCGATATGGAAATGATCTACCCTGACGGTCTAAAGGTAACATTAACAGATGAGGGTGCAATGGCTGAGATTGTCAGCCTTGCAGATTGTTGTGAACTCTGTAATGACCCACGCATGGTGCATGAAGGCGATCTAGTCAAATGTTACAGCTGTGGAGTTATTAACCATATTGACTTTGGACATAAAAAAGACAATGCCTAGTTACGAATATAGCTGTTGGGCATGTGGTGGTACTAGAGAAATAGAAGCTAGTATGAACGAACCGCACATAACACCAGTCTGCTGTCAAATAAGCATGGCTAGGGTATGGAGTGCAACAGCAGCTATATTTAAAGGCAATGGGTTTTACAAGACTGATAACAGATGATTGAGGCAATACAAATGAAGTGCAACAGATGTGCTAAAGCCACAGTATTTGAGATCGAACAAGGGTGGGACATACCACCCGAGGTAGTAGTAGCCAAGTGCCAAAGGTGCGAGAATAAGGGCGTGAGAGTGGTAACCGACTTTATGAAAGAGCCAGTCCGCTGTACTAAATGCGGTGCATGGAAAATGGAAGGTTTAAGCTGCTCAATATGCGCAAAGATCAATGCCCCGAGTGCCTAGGGTATAACACACAAACAACACAATATAACAAGGACTATCTGCACTATTGCTGTGCATGTGGTCATGAGTGGAGTGAAGGTTATGGGTAAAAGAAACTGTGGTGTAAATCACATTAAAGATTGTCTCACTATTCGAGACGGTATGCTCAACAGATTTGACAAGGGCGGTACGCTACATGCCTGTGGCAGGCTCTCAAAGCCTGAACACGAGCCCCGTAGGGGATTGCTCGTGAGTTCATGGGCAGTAGCTGTTGGGATACTGGTATGTCTAATAGCATTAGAGACTACTGCCATAGAGATTGATAAAGCACAAGCTATAACTACAAAGCCCATTATTACAGTTACACCTAAGGCTTATGCAAAAGCAGCATTAAATGACAATAAGCAGTACACCTGCATACTAGAGCTATACACAAAGGAATCTAACTGGAGACCTGAGGCACGCAATGGTTCACACTATGGGATACCTCAAATGCGTAATGAGATTATGTTAAGTAAGAATCCATTACAACAAGTAGCATTAGGTATCAAGTACATAGAGCATAGATACGGTACTACTACACATGGTGTACCTAACGCATGTAAAGCACTACATCATCTAAAGACTAAAGGTTGGCATTGAATAACAATAGAAAGAAAGAGATACTAGGTAGTGGTAAGTGGAAAGCCATACGCCTGAAGGTATTAGCTAGAGACGGCTATCAATGTGCATACTGTGGCATTGGATTAGATAAGACCAACGCACAGGTTGATCATGTTGTGCCACTAGCCAAGGATAGTTCAGACCCTTTCAACATGGAAGGTCTAGTCGCAGCTTGCAGGCGTTGTAACGCATCAAAAGGTGATCGTGTTTTTTTAGCCAAAGAGCCTACCCCCCCTGTCTTTCCAGCCTACTCTCTCCCTGAGACTCGGGTGGCTCAGCCAGCCTCACCCTTTAGTAAGCCTTAGAAAGCCATATGAAGCCCGTTGAAGCCAATGTTGACCCAGTAAGACGAGGGGCAAAGAAAAAACC